GAGACTTCCTAGCTTGGGTGGAGAACTACAATCAGTATATAGTATCCGAGTGGAACGAACAGGCTTCTCAAAAATCCATTGATGAAGATATGTCTACTGCAGTAAGCGACATAGTAGATGCAGAAGATAACTTCATAGAAGTGGAAAACGCATAGTGCTAAGTAACAATCCTTTCGCAGTGCATGGTATCAACTACTTGTCACCTAGTAGTATCAACACATACATTAATGATAATGCTTTGTGGGTTGCTAGGTATTTGTTTGGTGTTAAATCATCTAGTGGTGCTAGTGCTGTGAGAGGTATTGCTACTGAAGCTACTTTAGCAGACAAGTACGAAAAGAAAACCTTTGACTTTAAGTATTTAGATATGCACTTCATGTCTCTGTGTGCTGAATCAGGTATTGATTTAGGAGACACGAAGACAGCTAAAGAAAAGAAGTTGTTAGAAGGTTTTGGTAAAGTCATTGATGAGAACTTTAACTATGATAATCTTGAAGCATACCAAGAGAAAGTTTCAGTTCAACTTGATACTTTACCTGTACCTATCATAGGATATATTGACTTCCGATTTGCTGACAAGATAGTTGACTTGAAGACAACCACAAGGATGCCTACAAGACCGACTGAAGCACAGAAAAGACAGATGGCATTATATTCTATGGCATACCCTAAGAGTAGTGTAGACTTGTTCTTTGCAAGTCCAAAAGAACATAAGATATTTACACTTAAAAACTTATCTGTGTACAAAAAACAACTTGAAAAAGTAGCTTTAGGTATACAAAAGTTTTTGTCTGTCAGTAATGACAAACATGAGATAGCTTCTCTCACATATCCTAACCTTGACTCTTGGTTGTGGACAGGTATGAAAGAAGAAGCAAGTAAAATATGGAGTTTAAAATGACTACAGATACAAAAAAGATAGAAGAACTGAATAAAGATATAGAAACTATGGAGAAAGAGTTAGCTGAAGCTAAGAAGACTCTTCGTGAACTGAGAACTAAAGGTTTGAGGGAAGCTATGGAAGCTAAAAAGTTAGCTGACGAAGCTGTTAAAGAAGAAATGAAAGCTCTTGGTGTTACATACTCTCATGATTCTTACGAGTTCAGTCCTTTTTCAGGGTGGAGAAGGTTACTCTAGTGTCTCCACACAAGATACGCAGAGATGCAATCAAGCATGGGTATAGGAGTGGCTTAGAACATAAGCTCTCCACATACTTAAAAGAAAACAAGTGTAAGTTTTCTTATGAGTCTATTAAGATAGAGTGGGAAGATTTATGTTATCGCACCTATACCCCTGATTTTATATTACATAATGGGATTATAATAGAAACTAAAGGTAGATTCTTAACATTAGATAGAAGAAAACATCTAGCGATTAAGAAACAACATCCAAACTTAGACATTAGATTTGTGTTTGAAAACAGCAGAAAGAAACTTAGAAAAGGTGCGAAGTCATCATATGCAGAGTGGTGTATAAAATATGGATTTAGATATTATGATAGAATAATACCTGAAGATTGGTTGAAAGAGAAAGGTAAAAACAAACACCCTAAATTCATACGATTTTCTACAGCAAAGATAAGGAGATAACATGACAACTAAAGAACCTGTATTTACATCTGATTTTATGATTATAGTTAGACCACACCTTGATAAGAAAAATAAATGGACAGGAGAAGTCACTCTTAAAATGGTGGTGGACAAGGCTAATAAACTTGATGATGACGATTTCTATTCTATGATTGGCTTTACTAAACAGATATGTGCTTCCGTTCCTTTGATGGAAGAAAACAAAATATTTAGAGAAGAGACTGAAAGACTAGCAGATAAATATTTATCACATGAGGAGTTAACACAGGGCATAGATAGGTTGACTAAGATTAAAGAACGTGATAATGTTATACACGTTAACTTTAAACCTGACGGAGAGTTACATTGAGACATTTGGAGTATATGAAAAAGAAACTTAAAGAAGTTGAAGAGAAATCAAAGGAGCAAACAGTGAAGTATTTATCAGGTGTAAAAAAACAAGCACAAGAACAATCAGACCACAAACAAACTATGGACATGGTCAATCATCCACCACACTATAACAAAGCAGGAATAGAAACTATAGATGCTATAAAAGCTATGACTGATGATGGGTTTGAGTATTACCTACAGGGTAACATCATGAAGTATCTTTGGAGATACAGATACAAGAATGGTGTAGAAGACTTAAAGAAAGCACAATGGTATCTTACAGAACTAATAGATGTGGTTGAAAAAGATGCGAGTTAAGATTATGATGACACTGCTAATTGACCCTGAAGATTATGCAGTACCTGCCGATGGCAAAGTAGATGAAGAGATGGAAGAATACATCAATGAGACTTTTCACGAGATAGAAGGAGTGAAAGTAAAGAGTATAAAGATAGTAACAGAGGAGACTTAAATGCAAAACTATTTACCAACTGATTATCAAAATTTTATCGCTCTTTCTAGATATGCTAGATGGAGAGAGGATGAGCAAAGAAGAGAAACTTGGGTAGAAACTGTGGACAGATATATGGATTACATGACTGAACACTTAAAAACTAATTATAACTATGACCTTACTTATGCTCTCAACGAAAAACTATTTGATGCTATAACATCTCTTGGTGTTATGCCTAGTATGAGAGCCTTGATGACTGCAGGTGTAGCATTAGATAGATGTCACGTAGCAGGATATAACTGTAGCTATATACCTGTAGATAGTCCACGTAGCTTTGATGAGTGTATGTATATACTTATGTGTGGTACAGGTGTAGGTTTCTCTGTTGAGCGAGAAAATGTGGATAAATTACCTGTAGTTAATGAACATTTTGAGAAGTCATCTACTGTGATAAAGGTTGGTGATAGTAGACCCGGATGGTCAAGAGCATTACGTGAGTTGATATCTTTATTATATGCAGGACAAATACCTACATGGGATGTATCAGAGGTAAGACCTGCAGGTGCTAGATTAAAAACTTTTGGTGGCAGAGCATCAGGACCTGCTCCTCTTATAGACCTGTTCAATTTTTGTATACAAAAGTTTGAAGGTGCAAAGGGTAGAAGATTATTTCCTATTGAGTGTCACGATATTATGTGCAAGATAGGAGAGGTTGTAGTTGTTGGTGGTGTTAGACGTTCTGCTCTCATCTCTTTGTCTAATTTAGGAGATGACCAAATGCGTCACGCTAAAGCAGGTCAATGGTGGGAGAATGAAGGACAAAGAGCATTGGCTAATAATTCTGTAGCCTTCAAAGGTAAACCTGAGATGGGTACATTCATGAGAGAGTGGACATCTTTATACGAATCTAAGTCAGGTGAACGTGGTATTTTTAATCGTAAGGCAGCCAAAGTAAAAGCATCAGAGAATGGTAGACGTGAGACTGACCATGAGTTTGGTTGTAATCCATGTAGTGAGATTATACTTAGACCTTATCAGTTTTGTAATCTTACAGAAGTTGTTGCACGTGAAACAGATGACTTAGAGTCTCTAAAAGATAAAGTACGTATGGCTACTATTTTAGGCACATTTCAATCTACACTTACAGACTTCAAATATCTACGCAAGGTATGGAAGACTAACACAGAAGAAGAAAGATTGTTAGGTGTGTCTTTGACAGGTATTTTAGATACAGACATATGGTCAGAAGAAGTATTAATAATACTAAAAGAAGTAGCAGTTGAAGCAAATAAAAAGATTGCTGAAGCATTAGGTATACCACAGTCTACTGCAATCACTTGTGTAAAGCCTAGTGGTACAGTTAGTCAGTTAGTAGACAGTGCGTCAGGTATACACGCAAGACATAATGACTACTACATTAGAACTGTGCGTGGTGATAACAAAGACCCACTCACACAGTTTATGAAAGAGAGTGGTATACCTAGTGAGCCTGATGTTATGAAGCCTGACAGTACAACTGTCTTTAGCTTTCCTATGAAATCACCTACAGGTGCTATCACTAGAACTGAGATGACTGCCATACAGCAGTTAGAATATTGGCTCATGTTTCAAAGGCATTGGTGTGAGCACAAACCATCTGTAACTATATCTGTAAAGGAAGATGAGTGGATGGAAGTAGGAGCTTGGGTGTATAAAAACTTTGATGAGGTATCAGGTATATCCTTCTTACCTTTCAGTGACCACACATATGCACAAGCACCTTATCAAGATATAGATGAAGCAAGGTATTATGCCTTATTACATGAGATGCCTGAGTCTATTGATTGGTCTAAGTTAGCAGACTTTGAGAAAGAGGACACGACAAGTGGCTCTAAAGAACTAGCGTGTACTGCCGATGCGTGTGAAATGGTTGACATACAGGCTAGTTAATTAAAGGAGAAATATAATGTTAAATGGTAAATGGACAAAAGAAAACTTTGAGATTCATCACAATGAAAATCCTGAAATATATAATATGTTCTGTAAGTTTGCTGAACAAATGGCAAAAGTAAAAAAACACTACTCTGCTAAAGCTATATTTCATAGGATGAGATGGGAAACAGCTATCAATGAAAAGGATTCAGATTTTAAAATTGATGATGGATGGATTTCACATTATGCAAGAAAGTTCTTGCAGGAATATCCACAGTATGATAACTTCTTTAAAGTAAGAACTCTAAAAGAAAGTTATCTAGATTAAATGTTAGAAAATACAGTACAACTAATATGGTGGCAATGGTGGTTACTTATTGCCATCACTATAAATACGACAATAAACTTAATCGTTTTCTTTAAAGGTAGAAAGCTACACATAAGGGAACTATTACATTTGAAACCTAAGAGAAAAGGAGTTACACATGGAAAACCTAGCACCAAGTAAAGAAGACAGAAAAAAGTTTGACATAGACCTAGAGTATGGTAAAGTCAGGGAACAGTTTGTAGCAGATATGTTACAGAACAAAAAGATAGAAGTAAAAAGTGAAAGAGATAAGTGGCAGAAGACAGGCAACATAGCTATAGAATATGAATCATATGGTAAGCCTAGTGGTATCAATGCAACGGAAGCAGACTATTGGTTTCATAATTTATGTATAGGTGATGATGTTTTTTGCACACTTGTTTTTAATGTAGAGAATCTCAAGAAACTAATTGACAGATTAGATTACAAGAGAAGTGTATCAGGTGGAGACCACAATGCATCTAGAATGTACTTGTTAAAACTAGATAAGTTATTTTCATCTGACGTTATAAAAACATTTAAAGGAGAACACTAATGAGAGAGATGTTATTATCAGCTTTGAAGTCCTATTATGTAGGACACATAAACAAACATATTGCCAATGTAGAAATCTATCTAAGTAGGTCTACAGGTATTGGAGAACATTCTGATATTATAGAAGCTATGGATAAAGAGGTAGCAGAGATTGGTAAGTATGAT